GCTATCTTCCGCTAGTTATAAATTTGAATATATGTATAAGCTATACAGTCAATTCAAGGATTTAATAGACAGTCAAAGCGATAAGGCTACGCGCTGCATTATGCAGTTTTCTTACGACTGCGCACCAAAGCAGTTATACGATCAAAACTTACTTAATCAAGCGAAGGCTACAATGAGTCAATCCCAGTTCGAGAGAGAATTCGGTGCTACATTTACAGACGATAGCTCTGGCTACTTCAAGACCTCTAGAATGGCAGCTTGCACCGTCAAGGATGGAGAAGATCCTCACGTAGAAATTAAAGGTCAGCCAGAAGACGAATACATATTAGCATTCGACCCATCTTGGTCAGAAAGTGAAGGCAGTGACGACTTTGCAATGCAAATCCTGAAATATCATAAACACAATGGAACCTCCACAGTGGTGCATTCTTATGCATTATCAGGTACTTCCCTCAGGGAACATATATTTTATTTTCATTATTTAATTAAAAATTTTAATATAGTAGCTATAGTTGGGGATTATAATGGCGGAGTGCAGTTCATTAACGCTGTAAATGAAAGTCAACTATTTAAATCCTCTAACATTAAAATTAAAAGCATCGACGGAGATTTTGATAAGATGGATACATATAAAGATGAACTAAGGATAGCTAAACAGCAATACGATAAAGCGAGCTATAAATACTTGATATTAAGGAAGCCCACGTCGGATTGGATCAGAAGAGCCAACGAGCTACTTCAGGCAAATTTTGACCACAAGAGGTTATGGTTTGGCTCTCGAGCTATTGATGACGCTTACAATAAGCAAAGAGCCAAAGTTATTCCGATTAGTAAATTAAGATTCCTTAGAGAATCGGAAGAAGAGGAGAAGCAAACTAAGCAAGCCAAGATGATTGATTTTATTGAGCATCAATACGACATGGTCAACATGATAAAGAATCAGTGTGCATTAATACAAATAACAACTTCTCCGCAAGGAACTCAAACTTTTGGTTTGCCGATGGAGCTTAGGCGTCAATCTGGCCCAGATAAAGCTAGAAAGGATTCTTACTCAGCCTTGATTTTAGGTAGTTGGATGGTTAAGATCATGCACGACATGAACAATGTGAAACGAGAAGATGTGACCAGTACTTTCGCTCCGATGTTTATTGGGTAGTTCAATAAAGTGTAATGAGACTTTGGAGACATAAATTCCCACTAAACCCTTGGTACCGACTAAGTTATACCGTAAGTATAAAAGTTAACTTTGAACTTTTATAGACTTTTACTTTAACTTTGTGTAATATTAAGTGTGAAAGAAAAAAGAAAATATACCAAGCGCTCAGATTATTGGAGCAAATTTAACTCAGCAGAAAAGAGCATTAACGATATGGTGCAAAATTTTTCAGTTGGCAATACTATGCCTGAAACTGCGGGAGAAAGTTTTTACAACTACGAATCCAAAGCTGCAGGCCGAAACCCCACTCACATTGGTGACAGCTCATGCAAAACTAATAGTATATTCTCTAGCCCTAAAGCTAGCAAGTATAATAATATTAGAAACGGCATGCTTCCTTATAACTATGGAGCAGATGGGGTAAATGTTAGGGATGCTATTGAGTTATGTCAGAAGGCTTATGCTAATGTAGCAATTTTTAGAAATGCCATAGACGTTATGGCTGAATTTTCAAACTCTCCAATATATCTTGAAGGAGTAAATGAGAAGTCCAAAAAATTTATTGACAACTGGATGAAAAAAATAGGCATATGGAGAATTAAGGATCAATACTTCAGGGAGTACTATCGCTCAGGCAATGTTTTCTTCTATAGGGTGGATGGAAAGTTTTCTTCGGAAGATTTATTAAAACTAAATTATGTATATGCATCCCAAACCTTAAAGCCGGGGGAAATTCCCGTAAAATACATCCTGCTTAACCCTTACGATATTGTGGCAGAAAAAGCCACAGCATTCAAAGAAGGAACCTATCAAAAACTTTTGTCTGAATACGAACTGGAAAGGTTGCGTTCGCCCAAGACAGAGGAGGATAAAAAAGTATTCGAGTCTCTTAGTCCTGAAGCTAAAAAGAAAATCAAAGACGGATCGTTCAACAGAGATGGCATCAAAGTAGAATTAGATGCAGACAAGATGGTTTATTCATTTTACAAAAAACAAGATTACGAACCATTCGCTATACCTTTTGGGTTTTCCGTGCTAGATGATATTAATTGGAAGATGGAGTTAAAGAAAATTGATCAAGCTATCTGTAGAACTGTGGAGAATGTGATATTGTTAATTACAATGGGGGCAGAGCCTGACAAAGGGGGAGTGAACCCGCATAACCTCAAAGCCATGCAGGACTTATTTAAAAATGAAAGCGTGGGTCGAGCCTTGATTGCCGACTATACTACTAAAGCTCAATTCGTAATACCCGACTTAAATAAAGTTTTAGGTTCGGAGAAATATAAAATTGTAAATGAAGATATAAAAGAAGGGTTACAAAACATTATCGTAGGTAACGAAAAGTTTGCCAACACACAAGTTAAGGCTGAAATATTTCTAGAAAGACTCAAAGAGTCAAGAAACGCCTTCTTGAACGACTTCTTGCAACCGCAGATAAAAGAGGTATGTAAAAATATGGGGCTAAAGAGTTACCCCGTTGCAAAATTTGAAGAAATTGACATAAAGGATGAGGTTCAGTTCCATCGAGTAATTACTCGATTATTGGAGATTGGAATATTAACTCCAGAGCAGGGAATCAAGGCAATGCAAACAGGCTTATATCCAAATCCAGAAGAACTATCCAGAGTTCAGGAGCAGTACATATCAGAGAGAGAGCAAGGTTTTTATAACCCCTTGGTGGGCGGGGTGCCTATGATAGAAAGCATTCAGTCCGAGAAGGATAGAGATTTAGCTGAAGAGCAAATGGAGAATCAAACAGAAATACAAAAAAAAGCCAACAACAATAAAGAGACTGTAAATAAAACCCCCCAGTCTGCTGGCAGGCCAACAGGAACAAAGGAAATCCCCGTTCAGGCTGCCGAAGGTTACGACAGGAAAAGTATACAAAATACAGTATATAAAATTGAAGAACTACAGTCGTACGCTGAGGCTAATTTTAAAAAACATAAAAATATTAAAAATATTAGTGATAATCAAAAAAGTTTAATTATTAAATTATGTGAATCTGTTGTATGTTCTAAAGAAAAAAATCAATGGAAGCGAACTTTATTGTCTTGTGTTAAAGATGTAGAAAACATAGAAAGCCTAACGACAATTAAGGATGTTGTAGATATTGGTATAGAGCATGAGCTAACCGATTATCCATCTGCTATATTATATCATAGTCAAAAAATCAATAATTAGTGTACTTATATACATTCTATGAAAAAACCATTTAGATACACAACGACCTTTTCAGATATTTTATTAGCTTCAGGCGGAATTGATTCGCAGGAGCTCAACATAAGCAAAGCTTCTCTTGAGTCACTAAGGGACATTATACCTCAAGATGTAGACCTTGACAAGAACATAGATTTACTTGCTGTCGCATTTAATGGGGCTGTGGTTAATAAATTTAATAAAAATGGAGATGGAATTGATTCGAAATCAGCAGTTAATATTATAGATCAATTTAAGCATAAACCAACTAATATAGAGCACCAGAAGCAAAAAATTGTAGGACATATAGTGTCAGCTTCATTTTCTGAGTTTGACACAAACAAAATAATCAGCAAGGAGGAAGCTTTAAATAAAGCAGGCCCTTTTAATATAGCCCTTGCATCTTTGATTTACAAAAGTGTCAATCCTGAGTTCGCAAAATTGGTTGAAGAATCAGTTGATGAAGAAAGCGATCTATACCATAAAGTTTCAGCTAGTTGGGAAATTGGATTTAATGATTATGTGCTTGCGATAGGCAGTGACAATTTAGAAGAAGCTGAAATTATCGAAGATGAAGAAATGATTGAAGAATTAAAGAGTAGCCTTAAAGCTTACGGGGGCGACGGAAAAACAAAAGACGGAAAAACAATAAATCGATTAATAGTGGGGGAGATATATCCTCTAGGCATAGGATTTACAGCTAATCCTGCCGCTGAAGTCAAGGGATTAACCGTTGGATATAGCGAAAAAAACCAAGAGTCAGCAATAAAAAGTAAAAAAAATATTTCACAAATACACAATTCTGATGTAATTAACAAAAAAAGTACTATTATGGACAATAACGAAATTTTAAATAACCTAGTGTCTGCTTTGGAAGACAAAGTTTCTAACAAGAAATTCTCTGAAGAAGCAGTGGCAACTGTATCTAAAATTATTAACGACGCAATCCTCGAAAGAAACAATTCTTACATCAAGGAT